AATGTTGCAACGTTAGTTGGTTTGCCCCCTGGATTCCCAGCTGCTCTTTTTCGTTTGACAGCACTCGCCTTTTGCGACTTTGTCATTCGTGTGGCTTTTGCAAGTGGAACGCATTTTGGATATTTCCTCTTTGAGCCTTTGCTTCTCCCGCATGGTTGATATTTGCCGTCTTTCTTCGGCGCTCCAATGTCCACCCATTTTTCGGCTACCCATTGTCTTAATCCACCTTTTGAAAAGTGAGTACGCATTATGAATTCTTTCCGTAAGCGTTTCCTTTTCCTTTTATCGCTTTACAAGATCCACCACCTTTGTATGTGGCTCTAGGCATATCCATCATTCCACCACCCATAGCTTTTTTTCTTTTCTTCTTACCACCTGGTGTAACTTTACCACTGCAAACAGCTGATGCATACATGTTTGCATATGCGCTTGGGTAGACCGAAAATTTTCGCTTCGCTGCCGCTTTACCTCTTGGACATAGTTTAGCCATTATATTACCTTCTTTTTAGATTTAGTTTTTGGAATCACACCTTTAGCCATTAAAATATCTTTTTGTGTAATTTTACCATCACCAGAATGATCAGGGAATTTTCCACCACCTTTTTTTAGACCAACTCTACCGCCTTTGTTAAAATTTTTAGGCGCATTAAAAATTCTTGTTATGGCTTTTTTATTATCATCCATCGTTTTTTTAAATTTTTTTTCTTTTTCAACTTTCTTTTCTTTTTTTAATTCGGTGTTAGATTTAGTTTTAATTCCTTTTTGACTTTTAAAAGTTAAAGGTTGTTTATTTTCTATTTCAAATAATGTTTGATTTAATTTTGCTTTAGAACCTTTTGTTTTTTGTATAGCGATAGCTAATTCGCTTTTCTTTTTATCTAATTTTGTTTTATTACCTTTTAGTTTAGGTACTAAATATTCAAATACTTTTTGTCCTGCTTTAAAATATTTACTTGCCATTACTTTTTTCCTCCTTTAAAAATTTGTGTACCCTTTATACCATAAATACTCGCCACGACAAGGATCCACAAATTTGTAAACCATGACGGCAGCTGCTGAAACTGTTCAAAGAACATTTTTATCTTTTCTGCTGCTCCAGGATCGTCGCTGAAGACCCCCCAGGCGATCACCAATATGGGCGCCGTTAACACGAGGAGCACGAACTCGTCTTTCCAGTCCGATTGTCTAGCTTCTAATAATTTGCCTTGGTATTCGCTCTCTCCTTTAGCCATTTTAGCGGCATGCATGTGTTGTGCGTCTGCCATCGCCATCTTTGTCTCTTGTTTTTTCTTATAGATGTGCGTTGCCGCGTTTAGACCCAGCTTTATTGCGCTAAACCACATAATTTAGTACCAAGTAGCTTCTTTTTTCTTTTCAGCTAACATTCTTTTAGTTCCTCTTACTTTTTCTTTATCCCCAGTAGGAATATTGTTAAAAGAACCGTCAGCAGTTGTTTTAGATCTTGGATCTACTTCAACATTTTGACTTGGAACTGCCATTTGTTTTGCTTTTTTATAGTTCATCATAGTTTTTTACCTTTACTAGTTTATATTAGCATTATTTTTTTTTGCAAGACTTACTCCAGCACGTAATTCTGCTAATTCTTCGTTCTGATCCATCTTATCTTCAGCTAATTCTCTTGCTTGCATCAATTTTGCTCTGTCAAAATCAGCTTTTGTCTGGTCAGCTTCTCTTTTTCTTTCATTTTCCATCGCTCTTAGGTCAACTTCACGTGATTTTAGCTTCAATAGTGGGTCTGAATCAAATTGTGACGTGATTTTGTTTTCTTCTTTCATAAATTCTTCTGTCATTTCAGCAATTAACACAGCTTTTCTTGCTTCAACTTGGTTTGTAATCATTTGTAACTGTTGTTGAACTTGTGGATCCATCGCAGCCATCTGTTGCATCTGTTGAATTTGCATTAATTGTTCTCTAAATTCTAATTGAACCTGTTCTTGAGCCATAATTGAAATGTGTTCAAGTATATTTTTTTGTATTGCAGCCATAACAGGTGGATTATTTCTTACCATGTTAGTTGACATAAAATTTAAATGAGCTGTAATGTGTGCTCTGTGATCCTGACCTGGAAAAGCTTGAAAAGGTTTACCAGCCATAGCGTTTATATGTTCTAAACTTGGATCCATAGGTGCCATCGGCGCTGGTGGAGGCAACACTGCATCAACATCTTTAACACCAATCGCATTATACATGTTTCTGTATATTTGATACATGTTGTGTAATTGTGGATTTGATGTTGCTATCTGTAATTGTGTTTGTGCAAGTGTAATTCTTTGTGACATTGAAAATATATTAGGGTCTGCAACTGGTACAACATCTATTCTGTCATCAAAATCTGCTTGTTTAATATTTCTCTGACCACCTACAACATCGTATGGATATTCTGGTGGTAGATATTGTGCAACTACTTTTCCTAATAATTTAAATTCTTGTTTCATTGCTGCGTAACATCTTTTGTGTATAGCAGACATAACACGTGAACCACGTTCAAGTAATGCAACTGTAGTTCCTACTGCAGCGCCTTGATTACCATCACCCACTTGCATATCAGCAATAGCCGCGAACCTTTGACCTGCTTGTACAACAACACCTAGTAACTGTAACAATGTAGGACTTGGTTCTTTGTATGGTAATGGAAAGAACGCATCTCTTAAATTTCCACCCGGTGCATCTACATCTTTAAACTCACCTGGTTGTATTGGTGATGCTTCATCTCTAACTCTAACACCACGTTGTTTAAATCCTGCAGGTAAGTTAGCTAATGTTCCTGCATCTAGCAATTGACGGAGAGCAGCCGTTGCCGTTCTGCTCAATCCGCCAATCATGTGAATTAATCCAAAGCCATAAAATCCTAGTCCTGGCAGAAATTTGAAGTGGACAAAATAATTAATTTTATTTTTCTTTAGATCATCGGGTGCATAGTTTCGTCTAATAGACAAAACCTCTCTACTACCTTCTTCAACTGTAACGATGTAAGGTAATTTTATTCCTGTTGGTTCTCCATTAGATCCAACATCTTCGAAACCTTCTAGATCTAGATTAACGTGACACTCTAACAAAGTATATACAGGTTCATTCTTACCTGTCTTTTTAGTTCCTTCTAGCTCACGTTCTTTTTTAGATAACTCTCCATTAGCATCTGTGCTTGGAGGACTTAACTCTACATCTCTGTAGAATCCTGATACCTGTTGTTTTCTTAATTCGTTTTCTGAAATTTTCACGGTATGAATAACTGCTTCCGCATCATCTAATGAGGTAGCTGTATACGGAACAATTAATTCATCCGCTGGTACAAACTTAGATACCACTCTTCCAAGTGGTACGTCGTAGTAAACTTTTTTAAATGTAGATCCAGCTAGTGGTAAATGAAATAACATAGAATCAAATTCTGATTCATACTCACTCATTGTGTCCATAATTAAATAGTTCATGTAATCTTTGACACGTTGTGATTGTTGTTCTGTTTGTGGATTTTTAATTCCTATAATCTGTGTTCTGACCGGTCCATCACTTGGTAATAATTCTTTGTAAGCTTGAGCTTGAAACTGTGTTACAGCTTCTGCAAGAACTGGGTGTGTTGCACCTGAAGCTCCTTGAAATGGTTCAGTTCTGTTTTCGTATTTAAATCCTAATAAATCTAATCCTGTTGTATATGCGCTTTCCCATTCTTTTCTAGATGATTTGTAGTCCATAAAATTTTGAACCATTTCATTTCCAATCGGATCTAAAATATCTTCTGGTAAAATATCAGCTAAGTTATCAAAGTGTGATTCTGTTCCAGGTACATTTATTGATCCTGGTTCAAAGTCTAACGTAACTCCACCATCTTCTTCTGGGATAACCTCTACAGGTCCTTTTTCAATATCTTCTTCCTGAACACTAACTTCTTCTGCCATCTCTTCTTCTGAAGGGATATCGATTTTCGTACGAGTGTTAGGGAGTCCTTTATCTATATCTGCCATTTATTACTCCTATATATTCTTACCACGTTTTAATATACCTCGCAACCCTTGTGAATCTGGGTTCATGGATTGTAGCATAGCACCTGATCTATCACCTGCTAATTTTGCAATACCACCGCCTGCTTTTTCTAATCTAAAGTTATCAGCGAAATAACTTTGTTTTTGATAATCATCAGCGGCTTTCATTTCTTTTTTATAATCTTCTGCTGTCATAAGAGGTAACAGGTCTTTGTAACCAGCTGCAGTATAAGCTGCCCTTATTTGATCTACTGTTGGCGGTGGAAACAATTCTAACATTGCTTCGTTTCTTTCTTTTTGAAGTTGTTTTTGTTGAAACTCACTTGGTTCTCTTTGCACATAATTTTTATCCATATAATCTCTAGCTCTTTGATCTTGTGCACCTATTTGTTTTTCAACAGCTGTTTGATAAGCTTGTGATGCCATGCTTTCAGGATTCATGATTTGATTGACTCTACTCACCATTCCAGATCTATATGCATCTTGAATGTCGGCTGAAGCTTTATCTCTAATATCTTTTCTTTGTATATCTATTCCTCTTTGTTTGTTAGCAAACGCATCGTAAATCTGTTCTTGATCTTTTAATGCAGAAACATATTGTGCAA